TAAATCCTATGTAAATGCACAACAATTGATTGGCGCAGATAAACTAGCTGCACCTAAAAACCCATCTGAAGAACAGCTTGGTAAAATACATCAGTATCTAGGTGTACCAGAAACATCCGATAAGTATGATGTTGTCGTAGATGGAAACATAGTAACAGAAGAAGTTGCTAGTAATTTTAAGGGCATAGCACATAAACTTAACCTAACACCTAATCAGGTAAATGGTGTGATGGAGTATTATAAATCTACCGTAAATACATCACAGGAAGAGATTAGCCGACAACAGGAAAGTCTCAAAGAAGAAACCATAAACGGATTAAAAAAAGAATGGGGTCAGGCTTATGATGATAAACTTGCAAGCGTCAAAGGATTGCTTGGTAAATTTGGTGACTCTGATATTTATGAATTAGAGTTAGCTAGTGGGTTGAAGTTTGGCGATGACCCTAGGGTTATAAAATATTTTTCTGAAATTGCTAACTTTGTTAATTCTTCTACCAGTGAAGATACAATTGCAGATGCAACACAAACACGTAAACTAACGCCTAATGAAGCACAGGCAGAAGTTACTTCTATTATGAACTCGCCAGAATATACAGATAAAAAGAATTATGTAGCACGGCAAAGAGCTATCAATAGAGTTAATGAATTAATGGAAATGATACATGGATAATAATGACATTATCATTGCTAGAAATGAGTTAATATGTAACCTCTTGCAAACTTGTGCAAATAGAGATATTTTAGATATAAGCCAACTTGAACAAAAAGCAGAGTTGCTTTGGAGTTGGGTTATCAAGGGTAGCGGTTCAAACCGTCCTGAAGACAATCGGATAGACGATAGTTCTACGGCAACTAAAAAGCCTAGGCGTGTCCGTGAGGGTAGCACATCGATAAAAGTATAAACGCAATTTGTGAAAGAAGGAGTTAAATATGTCTTCACAAGTAACAACCGCGTTCGTGCAACAATATTCTGCTAATGTGCAAATGCTCTCACAACAAATGGGTAGCCGTTTACGTGATGCAGTTAATATAGAAAATGTTGTTGGTAAGAACGCATTTATAGACCAGATTGGTAAAGCGACAGCACAGCTTCGCACAAGCCGACATGGTGATACACCGCAACTTGATACCCCACACGCAAGACGTAGAGTATCATTAGCATCATACGAATATGCAGACTTAATCGATGACCAAGATAAAGTTCGTATGTTAATTGACCCAACATCACAATATGCATCAGCAGCTGCTGCTGCAATGGGTCGTGCTATGGATGATGTTATTATCGCAGCTGCACTTGGTACAGCATCAACAGGCGAAACAGGTTCTGGTTCAGCTACGCTAGATGCAACAGCAAACATGGTGGGTTCTTCGTCATCAAATGATGGATTAACCATTGCCAAGTTGCTTGAAGCAAAGCGTAAGATGGATTTGAATGATGTTGACCCTTCTATCGCACGTTACATTGCAGTAGGGCCAAAGCAGATTGAAGACTTACTTGGTACAACTCAGGTTACCAGTTCAGACTTCAACACTGTGAAGGCGTTAGCTCAAGGTGATATCAATACGTTTCTAGGCTTCGAGTTCATTATGACAAATCGTCTTGATGTAGATACAAATGATATCCGTTCATGCTTTGCATGGGCAGAGGATGGCATTACCCTTGGAATAGGTAAAGATGTTTCTGCAAGAATTGATGAGCGTGCTGATAAAGGGTATGCAACTCAAGTTTACTATTGCATGGATATTGGTGCGGTGCGGATGGAAGAGTCCAAAGTCGTAAAAATATTCTGTGATGAAACACCAGACTAAGATAGGAGAATAGAAAATGACAACTAAAAATTCCGACTTAGTCGCAAATTATCTTGCACTACCTCAAGTTGCTAATCCAGCAAGTGAGTTAGGTGGAAGAATCAGAATAGCATCAGGAAACGTGGCATTAGCTGCTGGTGACAGCACAGATAATGATATCGTTTATCTTGCTCCTATACCATCACACGCTAATCTTGTGTCCATTAGGATTGGCACAGATGCATTAGGTGGTTCATGTACTTACAATGTTGGCTTATATAAGTTAGACAATACTGTTGTAGATGAGGACTGTTTAGCAACTTCTGTTGCAGATGGTGCAGCCCTTGCGGAACTTCGCTATGAAGTTCTTGATTTAAATACAACAGGTCAAAAACTATTTGAGCTTGGCGGTTTAAGTACAGACCCAGGTGAGCCACTATATGTGGCAGCAACTTTTAATGCTACTGGTGGAACATTAGGAGACATGGCATTTATTATTGAATATGCCGTAGACTAAATAATTTGGGGCAGTGCTGACTCATGATAAGGTACTGCCCTAACATAATTTAAAGGATAAAAGATATGTCTTCTGTTGTTGATATTTGTAATGAATCAATGGATTTACTTGGTGCAGCTACAATAACTTCTCTTGATGAAAACTCCAAAGAAGCCAAACTCTGCAACCGAAGATTTACTACTGTTAGAGACCAAGTATTACGTTCCCATCCTTGGAACTCCGCTATAAGAAGAGCATCATTAGCTAAAGACTCTGATGCTCCGCCATTTGGTTTTACAAGCCAGTTCTCCCTTCCAACAGATCCATTTTGCTTACGTGTTCTATCCTTTTATACCGATAGTATAAATCAGGATATAGCTGCATATGAATCACAGGTTATGTTTAAAATAGAAGGAAGAAAAGTATTATCAGATGAAACTGCGTGTAAGATAATATATGTAGCAAGAGTTACCGATACAGAAGAATATGATAGTTTATTATCAAGCACAATAGCACATAAACTAGCCTCTGAAGTTGCTTATGCAATTACAGGAAGTTCATCCTTATCAGGTCAGATATATCAATTATATCAAGCTAGATTATCAGAAGCCAAAGCAATGGATGCTATGGAAGGTGTACCAGATAGATTGACCTCAAGTGAATTTATTGATGTAAGGGTATAATATGGCACGAGTGTCAACCATAGTAACCAACTTCCAGTCTGGTGAATTAACACCAAGACTTGAAGGAAGGGTAGACCTACAAAAATATAGTGCTGGTGTTCAAACCCTACAGAATATGGTTGTCTTCCCTCAAGGCGGTATTACCAGAAGAACAGGAAGTTACTATGTTAATTCATCAAAAGATGGCGGTGAAATACGTCTTGTAAACTTTGAGTTTGGTGCAGATACCACATCAGAAGAGCCTGTATCTTATGTATTAGAGTTTGGTCTAAACTATATACGTTTTTATAATAATGAAGCGATATTAACAGAAGCCACCAAAGCTATATCAGCTATTACCAAAGCAAACCCAGCGGTGGTTACAGCATCATCACATGGTTATAGTAATGGCGATAGAGTATTTATCAAAGATATTGTAGGCATGACAGAACTCAATAACCGTGAGTTTACAGTTGCAAATCAAACAACAAATACATTTGAGTTGTCTGGTATTAATAGCTCTGCTTTTACAACTTATGGCTCTGGTGGTACATCTGGTAAAATAGTAGAAATAACAACAACTTATACCGTAGCACAGGTAAAAGAACTAACCTTTGCACAATCAGCAGACGTTATGTTTATAGCACATAGAAGTCATGCACCAGCGCAACTTACCAGAACAACCACAACTTCATTTACACTTGCTGATATGAGTTTTGTAGACGGCCCTTATGAAGATGAGAATATCGGCACAACAACAATTACATCAGATGCAAACACAGGCACAGTTACATTAACTGCCTCTGCTGATTTATTTGCATCATCTGATATAGGCTCTTTGTTTAGATTCAGAGATATCGTTGAGGTACAGCATGATGCTTGGTCTACATCCGATAATTATTCACAGAATGATTTAGTCAGACATAATGGCAATGTATATAAGAAAACAGATTCTGGAAGTAACGAATCTACAGGAGCGCAAGCACCTGTTCATACATTTGGCTCAGAGGTGTATGGCAATCATACATGGCAGTTTCAGCATAGTGGTACAGGATTTGTTAAAATAACAGCCGTTGCCAGTGCTACATCAGCTACAGCCATCGTGCAGAATAATTCAATCAATGGAAATATCAATACACTTGTATTACCAAAAAATGCAACAGATGGAACAACAAGATGGTCAAGGGGCGCATTTAGTAGTAGAAATGGATTTCCAAGAGCAGTTGCATTTTATGAAGAAAGATTATTCTTTGCTGGTACAACCGCACAGCCACAAAGCATTTTTGGTTCAGTAACAGATGATTTCACCAATCATAGTCCTGGCACAAATGATGATGATGCAATTAATGTAACGATAGCATCTGATAAGGTAAATGTTATCAAGCATTTAATACCAGGTAGGTTCTTACAAATACTTACAACAAGTGCAGAGTTTACATTATCTGGTGGTACACAAGGGGCTGCTGTTACACCTACATCAGTAAATGTATTACGAGAAACTACTTTTGGCACATCTAATGTACGCCCACTTAGAGCAGGGGCAAGTACCATATTAGTGCAAAAGAGTGGTGAGAAAGTAAAAGAAGTTACTTTTGATTTAAATACAGATGGTCTGGTGGGAAGAGACTTAACTATATTAGGAGAGCATCTAGCTAAAGGCGGTTTAACCGATATGGTATGGCAACAAGAGCCAGAACTTATTTTATGGTTTGTGCGTTTTGATGGAGTATTAATAGGTCTTAGCTATGACCCTGCAAACAATACAGTTGGTTGGCATCAGCATCCATTTGGTAATTCAGGTGTGGTAGAAAGTGTAACATCCATTCCTAGCGGTACAGAAGACCAAGTATATTTATCGGTAAAGCGTACTATCAATAGTATTACAACAAGACATATCGTATATCTTAAATCATTTAATTTTAGTCAGAAAGTAAGAGATGTTTTCTTTGTTGACTCAGGTGTTACCATAGAAAACACAGCTAAGACGATTACAGCTGCGTCATTATCTACAGACCAAGTAAGCAGTGTTACAATAGACCATCAGACAGTTACCATTACATCTTCTTCACATGGTTTTAGTAATGGAGATGATGTGGTTATCAATGATGTTGTGGGAATGACAGAACTAAATGGCGATAGTTTTACCGTATTTAACTCGCAAACAAATACATTCGAGTTGGCAAACCCAGCAACTAAAAGCATCAAATCAATTACCAAAGCTAACCCTGCTAACATCAATATTGACAATCATGGCTTTGCTACCAATGACCAGATAGCCATATTTGATATAACAGGTATGACAACGGTTAATAATACAGGAGTTATCGTAACCAAAGTAGATAATTTC